AGGCCAATGAGTCTGAACTCTCCATCAATTTCCCAAACGGATGCCGTGTCCGGCTCTATGGGTCAGACAACGGAGAGGCGATGCGTGGACTCTATTTCGACGGTGTTGTTGCGGATGAGGTCGCTGACATGCGGCCTGAGACCTGGCCAGAGATTGTCCGTCCTGCATTGGCAGATCGTAAGGGGTGGTGTCTTTTCATCGGAACGCCGAAAGGCATGAACCAATTCCACGACCTCTACCAGCATGCGTTGAATGATGAGAACTGGTACTCAGGGATGTTTCGGGTTGATGAGACCGATGTGCTGGATGCCGATGAGTTGGAGCTGGCAAAGTCCACCATGACCGATAACCAGTACCGTCAGGAGTTCCTCTGTGACTTCGGTGCAAGCGTCGACAATGCGCTGATCACCATCGACAAGGTCTCTGATGCAGCGAAGCTGGTCCGCACTGAGGGTGACGTCGCCGGTTCACCGCGCATCCTCGGTGTGGATGTGGCGCGCTATGGTGATGACCGCAGTGTCATTCAGAAGCGCCAGGGGCTAGTGGCTTATGAGCCAACGGTCTTCCAAGATATCGACAACATGGCACTAGCGGGTCAGGTGGTGCAGACCATTACTGAGTGGAAACCTGACGCGGTCTTCATTGATGCAGGACGTGGGGAGGGGGTCATCGATCGTCTCCGTCAGCTCGGCTACTTCGTTACTGAGGTGAACTTCGGAGGCAAACCCACCAATCCTCGCTACCACAACAAGCGCAGTGAGATTTGGGATGGCATCCGCATCTGGCTTGATGAGGGCGGGGCGATACCTAACAACACGGAACTGAAGACAGACCTCTGCATCCCAACCTACAAGTTTGATGCAGGCAACCGGCTACAGCTTGAGACCAAAGACGAGATAAAGAAGCGCGGTATGCGATCCCCTGACCTGGGGGATGCATTGGCGCTGACCTTCGCCCATCCCGTTGCACCGAGAGGCATTGGCCTCAACGGCACACCGGTCGCAGGTGAGATGCAATCTGAGTATGACCCATTCAACTGACAGGAGATAACTATGTGCGTTTTCAGCACACCTAAACCACCAGCACCACCGCCACCTCCACCACCACCGAAGGAGGCGCCACGCCCTGCTGATCCTGCGACTAAGGCTGCACGTCAGACGATGCAGAAGCAGTTGTCACAGCAGCAGGGGCGTAAGTCTACGATCCTCACAGGTGCGAGAGGGGATCTCTCTGAGGCAACCACCGAGAAGAAGACACTGCTGGGGTCCTAATGTCTGAGTCTGTTCGAAGTCGATATAACCGCCGCTGGGGAGACATCAAGGATGAACGCTCTAGCTACTTTGGTCACTGGCAGGAGCTGTCTGAGTACATTCTTCCGCGCCGTGGCCGCTTCCTCACGTCTAAGCGAAACGATGGCTCGAAGAAGAACAAGAAGATTATCGACTCGACAGCAACGATGGCGGTGAGGACGCTGTCAGCGGGAATGATGTCAGGCATCACCTCTCCAGCCAGGCCCTGGTTTAGGCTGACGACTCAAGACCGTCAGATGATGGAGTCTGCTGAGGTCAAAAGCTGGATGTTTGAGGTTGAGAAGCGAATGATGGAGGTCTTCTCACGCTCCAATCTCTACAACTCGCTGCAAACAGTTTACGAAGAGATGTCCGTCTTTGGCACCGGCGCCATGCTGGTGCAGGAGGACTACAACGATGTGATCCGCTGCTACCCATTCACCGTGGGTGAGTATGGTCTAGCACTCTCTGATCGCCTCGATGTCGATACCTTCTATCGTGAGTTTCAGCTCACCGTGAACCAGGTGGTCGAGCAGTTTGGTATAGAGCAGTGCAGCGATGAGGTGGCTGCGATGTTCCGCAACGGGCAGTTGGATAAATGGGTGGAAATCATCCATCTGATCGAACCCAACAGCTCCCGTGACCCCTCAATGGCGGATAACAGCAATATGCCATTTACCTCTCGCTACTATGAGAAGGGCGGACGTGATGACCGCTTCCTGTCGGTGAGTGGCTATGAAGAGTTTCCAGTGATGGCCCCTCGTTGGCATGTCACTGGGGTAGATATCTACGGCCGATCACCAGCAATGGACGTGCTGGGAGACGTTAAGGCACTGCAGATTGAGCAGAAGCGAAAGGCGCAGGGCGTCGACAAAATGGTCAACCCACCGATGCAGGCGCCCTCTGCATTGAGAGGACAGACCGCGACAGTACTCCCTGGTGGGGTGACCTATGTGGACACAGCGCAGGGTAACCAGGGTGGTTTCCGTCCCGCCTATGAGGTGAATCCTCGACTGGGTGAACTGCAGCAGGACATCATCGAGACACAGGATCGCATCCGTCAGGGATTCTATGCAGACCTGTTCCAGATGCTGACCATGTCATCACGTCGGCAGATTACTGCCCGTGAGATCGATGAGCGCCATGAAGAGAAGTTATTGATGCTCGGCCCAGTGCTTGAGCGTCTACATAATGAGCTGCTCGATCCTCTGATTGATCGCACCTTCAACATCATGGTCCGCAATGGGATGGTGCCGCCACCCCCTGAGGATCTCAGCGGTATGGAGATCAAGGTCGAGTACATCTCAGTGATGGCTCAGGCGCAGCGTGCAATCGGCACTGGGGCGATTGAGCGATTGGCTGGCTTTGTTGGCAACCTGGCAGCAGCGAAGCCTGAGGTGCTGGATAAGTTCGATGCCGATCAGTCAGTCGATGAGTATGCGGAGATGCTGGGTGTGCCACCTAAGGTCGTGGTGGCGGATGAAAATGTAGAAGAGATCCGTGCCCAGCGCGCCCAGCAGATGCAGCAACAGCAGATGATGGATCAGATGGGGCAGGGTGCCCAGGCGGCTAAGGTGCTATCCGAGGCCGACACCGGCAGTGAGAACTTGTTAGGTGATCTGCTTGGTGGGATGGGATGATAGACAATTCAGAAGGTATCAGGATTAATGCCAGACTTTTTTAGGGCATCATCACGATGTAGATCAATGAATTTACGACGTTCTTTGTTATCAATTTCTGCATATTCCCAGTAGTCCTCAAAATAATCAACGGTCAGAAGACTGCTAGATTTTGACACCCAATCTTTATCATCTTTCGCGTTTGATGAACAAATAACCTCTATACATCTACCTAATCCTTGTTTGCCGCCTATGTATTTTGGAACGGTGTATCCCTCACATAACCTAGTGGACTTTATCCAGGAAATGGGCGCTGAGTTTGGGATCACTGTGAGTGTTGGGTATTTACGTTTAATCTTATCGATAATCAGAAGATAGTCATCATAACAGCCAGGTAGCGTGCTTTTTGGCTTAGGTGGATAGGCGTCGCTTGCTCCAAATGATTTCACCTTGTGAGTAATCGGTGTGAATTTGATATGTTTAGAGGTCCAACTTTCTTTTGAGCCGGGTATTGAAAGTGCCCTCCATACGCCAATATCCATGGGGCGTAGACCTTCACGAGGTTTGAATCCTTGTGCTGAGACCTCTTCAGGGGTTGAGTCAAAAGACAACCCTAGCCCCTTAAAGATTACTTGTTGATGCTTTGGTTCTTGGATTGCATCAATCGGCTTGTCTGTTGTTCGCATCAATTTTACTGAATTACCTGTTGGCTGGCATGCTGTAAGAACGATTAGTAAGGATGCTGATAAGATGGTGTATGCTGGTAGTCTCATTATTTAGTGCCTCTCCTCACTCACCGCTTCATCATCCCACCAGCCATTCTCCACAATAGCCTTGAAGCGTTCCTCCAACACTGAGTTGTACTTGGCGTAGAACACAGTCCCAGTCTTGGTGATGCGCCCACGTAGCAAGGTGGTGTTAGGGTCTATGTCGACCTCTGCGGTGAAACCTTGGTGGTGAAGCCTACCCATCTACCAACATCTACCAACCCTCAGTAATAATCAAAAGCCCAACCACCTGTTACAGTGGCTGGACTTGCTACCAGTGGGATGGAGGTTTCGGTGAGGGCATGCATCTCTTCACCGTCTTCAGTAACGGAGGAGGAACACTCTCAATAGTGCGTCAGTTGCTGATCAAGTTTCATAAAGATGAGGGTATGGATCTCGAGAGCCGGAAGACCTACGACAGAGATCTTATGACGCTTATGGGTACTTATGCAGCTTATGGGGGTAAGGCCCGATTGAGTGCCGATCGCAATTAATCGCACCAACTCTTCTTCTTACCTTTCCCTTTCAGGTAAACATGCGCCAGCCCTTGGTCTAGCAATATATAAGAAAGGTTTTGCTCTCCAACATATACGTCAGCCGCGATTCGGAAGTACTTTCCTCGGCTGATATTTCTGAGTTCGATTGACTGAGCGCCGGACAGAAACTTCTCTACAACACCTTTTGCCTGAAGGCCAAGTTCCAGCTCATTTTGGCACTTGTAGCCATAGCGCCCTTTGCTGATCTCAGGTGTGTTGATGTCTCTGACCCTGATGTTGATGCGCTCACCAAGCAATGGATGGACGGAATCAATAGAGACTTTAATGGTGTCTCCATCAATTACTTGATGCAGCTGTGATACTTGGAGAGAGCCAAATGTTTGTGCAGCGCTAGCTAGGGTAGGGAGCATTCCAAGTATGATCAGCATTGCTAGTTTCTTCATATCACTATTCTCGTGTTTTACCAGTATCTAGTGGATGCTGATTCATGATTGGGAAATAAGCTAAAAGCCAGTGGCTGACCCCAATAAGAACTTCATTTTTCCGTCACCATCTGGCATGCAGACTACATACCCACCTGATGCGTCCACGCTATCTGCTAATTTAACAGTGAGGCCAGAATTATCTTTTTTGGTGAATACATGGGCGAACTTGCTGGCATCAATCCCCTCATCTTTTGCAGCCCTAAAGCATTCATGAGCAGCCATGTGTTGGTGTTCAGGCACAGGGGAATACTGTATATGTGTGACTGTAGAAA